TCAACACTATTTTTTCCATAATTAGAATATCCGGCTAGAGTCATATTAGAGTTGAGTCCAGCCACACTAATAGTATTGTTGAACTTATATGACGAAGGATATCGTGGCAGTAGATCATTATCAGATGAGTTGTTCCCAGCAGCTATAACCACAACTATTCCAGCATCACTAGCATTTTTTATAGCATTATACAGTGCTAGAGACGATGAAGTTCCGCCTCCCCAGCTTAAATTAATAGCCGCTATATTATGTCCACGCAGTTTCATCTTAGTAGCATAGTTAATAGCTGTCGCCGCCGCCCCCGTATATCCCAATCCTTGATAGTTTTGGAACTTAAGGGGCATTAATGTGACAGTATTTTTACTAACAGAATCAACTATTCCCGCAATGTGCGTTCCGTGATAAAAATCGTCCTGTGGAATATTGTCGTTATTTGCAAAATCCCACCCATTAATATCGTCAATGTACCCGTTATTGTCGTTATCAATTCCGTCTACTTTTTCACTAGGATTTGTCCATATATTCTCTGATAAGTCTTTATGATTAAGATCTATGCCAGAATCAACAAAAGCCACAATGGCACCAGTTAGTGCAAGCCTATTCTCTAGATTTTCAATATGTAATTTAGCATCCTTGCTCATCGCCACCTCCTTGTATTATATAGTACGTTCGTTAACTAGATTTGGATCAAACAGTGTTATTCCCCGTGTTACCGTGTATTATATAGCAGGAGTATTAATATGATTAAAAAGCAACAAATCGAAACGCAATTGGATTGCAGGGCTACAGCCGCTTTGCGAAACGAAATAGTCGAAGATTTATCCAAGCCCGATAAGCCTATTAGCACGGTTTTAGAGGTAAAGGACAAGGATGAATCTGAAAACAACAACGAACAAGGCGATTGAGCTAGCTCGCATAGATTACGAAGACAATATAGAGCTTCTTGGCGTTTACGGGCTATGCGATGTTAACCAGCCCCTTTCTTACGCCATTAAAAATAAGACCATAACGGACTGTAATTGTTTTAGTCACGTATTTGGTAATGATTGTCGCTTTTTCTACGCTCTAGAGCAAGTCAAGAATAATAAGGTTATAAAATACGAGCGTGGCATTGGGTACTTGGCTGATAAAAACGGTAAAACTGTTATTGTCAGAGAAATCCCAATAGCTACTGGATCAGACCCATCTAATCAATCGGCATGCATAGGTGGATGTACGCCCTTTAGATGCACAGACTGTGATTATCTTATAGCTTATTCTACGGTTCCTCAATTATATGTTGAAAACTTATTAGAGTCTAATTCACTAATTACGTCCATAGCCCCCTTTACGCCGCACTCTTTTGCGGTATCTGAAGACTCATTAGTTGGAAGATTAAACGATGGATTACAATCTTTATCTCTTAATAACGTTATGTTTGTGGAAAGGTTATGGAGTTCCTTATCAAGCTTTACTAAACAAATTATTCTTAAAACTAGCAAATTAGATGTTAAGAAACTAGCAACAAGCGTATTACAATTTGTTCCATCTAGTAAGTCTGGAGCCAAAAAGGGTTGCTTTATCTATGATAAGACGGACAATAATCTTAAGTATTATGATGGAGAGAAATGGAGATCTTTAGTTTGGAAGGAAGACATTGAAGAATGAAAATACCCAAGAATATGACAGAACAAGAGGTGGTTCATCAAATCAATACCGTAGTCAATAGAATAGCATCTAAATATACGTTTTATGGATATGAGGTTGATGATATAAAACAAGAGGCTTTTATTATATGCATGGATGCGCTTGATAGATATGACAATAAGCGGCCCTTAGAAAACTTCCTATCAGTACACTTATCTAATCGCTTAAAGAATTTTATTAGAGACAATTATTTTACAAAAGACGAAGAAGAAAAGAAAAAGGTGCTTAAGCCTAAGAGTTTGTCATCAGAAGAGTACATGCCGGTAAATAGGCACTCAGATAACCACGATATCAACATAGACGCTAAACAAATACAAAAGATTTTAGACAAACACTTACCACCTAGTTATCGCGCCGACTATCTTAAACTAATTAATGATGTATATGTTCCTAAAAAGAGAAGAGAAGAAGTAATAGAGCTTATAAAGGAATTAGTAGAAAGGTACATGGATGAAGAAGGGTAGACTATCTAAAGAAGAGATTAGGTTTATATCTAATAATATAGATAATCTCACCGTAGACGATATAGCAAAAAAGCTCGACAGAGATGTTGAGTCTATAGACTCCTTTGTAAAGCGTAAGCTTAAGCGCGGACTATCTCTGGAAGAAGAGGCGGCTTTTGAATTAGAAGATCGCCCCTATTGGATAGAGCTAGAAAATCAGTTTACCTCTGAAGAGTTGGAACTATTTAAATATCACTGGACTAGAATTATCGCACAGTTCAAAGATGATGTTTTTCCTACTGAAGAACTACAGGTAGTAGATGTTATTAAGTTAGAAATACTCATGAATAGGTGCTTAAAGAGTAATAAGGATAATCTTAATGAAATGAGCCTGCTTGAAAAACTTATTCGTGACGAGCGCGCTTTAGAAAAAGATCAGCGAGATCAAGATTATCTTATGAACCTTGAGAGACAGATGGCGGCTCTACGGGCTAGTCAAGAAAGTCTTAACCGCGATTATCGTGAGCTACAAACAAAGAAGGCGGCGATGTTAAGAGAAATGAAGGGCACTAGAGAGCAGAGAATTAAACGACTAGAAGATAGTAAACAAAGCTTTACTTCTTGGATAGCTAGCTTAATACAAGATCCAGAGAAGATGAAACGTTACGGTATAGAGATGGAGAAAATGAGACTGGCGATGTTGAAAGAAAAGGAACGCTTAAGCGCGTTCCATAAATATGAAGACGGGATAATTGATCAACCATTCTTAACACCAGATACAATTAAAGACTAATTAGGAGAACACATGAAAACTGCGATTATTTTTGGAGTAACGGGACAAGATGGAAGCCACTTAGCAGACCTTCTATTATCAAAAGAGTATAGCAAGGTAGTTGGGGTAATGCGACGATCTAGCGTTGATACAACTCAAAGAATAAAACATTTACTTTCTAATGATCGCTTCAAGCTTGTTGAGGGGGATATTACCGATTCTTATAGTGTCTCTAATCTACTTCGGAGTAACGTCGATGTAGATGAAATCTATAACTTGGCAGCGCAGTCTCATGTAGGAACATCATTCAAACAACCAGCTATTACCTGGGATATTACCGGTAAAGGCTGTATTAATATTCTACAGACAATAGTAGATCTAAATATGTTTCAGTCTAGATTCTACCAAGCTTCTTCCAGCGAAATGTTTGGTGATTCTTACGATATTGGCCCAGATGGCACAAAATTTCAGAATGAAAATACTAAGTTTTTACCACAATCTCCATATGCTATAGCTAAATGCGCCGCTCATTATGCAGTAAGACTCTTTAGAGAAGCGTATAGTCTTCATGCTAGTGCCGGAATACTTTTTAATCATGAAGGACCGCGCAGAGGAGATAACTTTGTAACTAAGAAAATAACAAATTGGATTGTAGATTTTCACTATTGGCTTTTGAGCAATAAGCTTGAACTAAAAGATCTAAACTACGATACAGATTATATATACGGCAGAGTGCTTGGTGAAAACATTCCCAAATTAAGATTAGGAAATTTAGACTCCTTTAGAGATTGGGGATATGCTGGAGATTACGTTGAAGCTATGTGGCTTATGCTTCAACAAGAAATCCCAGACGATTATGTTATTTGTACTGGCAAAACTTATAAAGTACGAGACTTTTTAGACTTAGCATTTCATCGTATTGGCATAAATACTTGGTCTAATCTCGTAGTAGTAGATAAGGAGTTTTACAGACCAGCAGAAGTAGATTATTTACGTGGAGATTGCTCAAAAGCTAACGAAAAGCTTGGATGGATCCCAAAATATGACTTACCAGATTTAGTATCATTAATGATAAGTGATAGGTTAAATGAAAAACTACCGTGTAACGCTAGACATATCTAGAGTGTTTGACAAAATCAAACATTTAATATTAAGGGCTTATAATTCACCATTTCCTACCATTTTTATATCAGCTAATGATCCAGACGAGGTCTGTAGGCTTGCTTTTGATCAATTAATAAAAATGATCATGGACCAAAACCCCTCCATTAGCATGAGAATTCTGTGTAGAAAACTTAAAAGAGAATGTAGAATAGATAAAATAGAGCTTCTATGAAAAGAAACTATGATGATCCAGCTTATACGGCTTTTAGAAAAGCTGTTATTAAAAGAGATGGGAATAGGTGTATGATGCCAGGATGTGGATACAACAGAAAACTACAGGTACACCATATTAGAAAGTGGTCTACCGCCTCTTCATTGAGATATGAAATATCTAATGGGATTAGTTTATGTCCAAATTGCCACAAATCCATAAAGGGAAAAGAACACCACTATGAAACTTTATTTATGGAGATTATAAATGGCCTATAAACAAGCTCCACATTTTACAGTTATTAAAGACACAAGAGAGCAAGATGGATACTTTTTTAGCGCATTTAATACGTGCGCCGGAATGGTAGAGCGTAAGCTTGATACTGGAGATTATACCATACAGGGATTAGAAGACAAGGTGTGCATAGAGCGCAAGGGGTGTGTAGAAGAATTGGCTGTAAATCTAGGTCAAAAAAAATATACATTTCTTGACGAGATAGAAAGAATGGCATCTTTTCCGCATAGATTTATAGTTTTAGAATTTTCATTAGAAGACTTGGTTAAATTCCCAGCCGAAACACGTATTCCAATTAAGAACAAGGCTTCAGTAAAGATAACTGGAAAGTACATGTTGAAGTGTCTAATAGAGTTTCAAATTTATAATAATATCAATGTACTGTTCTGTGGGGATAAATATAATGCGTTCTTAGCGGTTAGTAGCATCTTTAAAAGAATCAACGAAATGTACACCATAGGGAGAAAAGAATGATGGCTGAACCAGAACTATTAAAAGATTTTCATGACTATGGCGCTAACATAGCATCCAGAGAAATATTTTTACATAATCATTATCACACAGAGGACAATTCTAATCCCGGTGTTGAATATAGAATGTCCAATACTTTTCTCAAAAATCTCAGAGCATTAGACACCAGATCAGATCAGCCCATTATTATACATATGCAGAGTATAGGTGGTGAATGGGATGACGGCATGGCTATATATGACGCAATTACTATGTGTAGATCTTATGTTACCATTATTGCTTACGGGCAAGCCTCTTCAATGAGTAGCATTATATTGCAAGCTGCTGATTATAGACTTCTAACGCCCAATACGCACTTTATGTGCCATTTTGGGTCCAGCAATATCAATATGGATTATCTTAGTGCCATGAATTACGCTGATTATGAAAAGAAAATGTGCGATGTTATGTTTAATATCTACGCTAAAAGATGTGTTAATGGGTCATTCTTTTATGAAAAGTTTGGCAAAAAACCGAGCGAAAAACAGGTTAAGCAATTCTTGATTAGAAAGTTTAAGTCTGGCGATTGGTATATGCATTCAGATGAGGCTATTTACTATGGATTTGCTGATAAAATTATAACTAGCTGGCACCCACTTGCATGAGTAAATCTAAGCTAAAGATTATAGACGAGGCTTGGTTAGGTCTAGAGACAATAGAGACAGACCTATTTAATCCAATGTCTATATTAAAGTCTTCCGATGATGACTTTCATCTTAAGCTTTCTTGGTTAATGAGTAGGCCAGACTACCTTTCTTTTTTTGCTAACCATATTCTAAATATACAATTGCTTCCGTCCCAGAGCTTAATTATAAAAGAGCTATGGGAAAGAAAATTTCCAATGCTTATTGCTAGTCGAGGATTTGGTAAATCATTCAAATTGTCTGTATATTCTATGCTTAGAGCATTAATGCTTCCTCGTAGAAAAATTGTTATTGTTGGCGCAGCGTTTAGGCAGTCTAAGGTAGTTTTTGAATATATGGAAACAATTTGGAGAAATTCTCCAATGTTAAGAGATATGTGTGATGCAGATAGTGGTCCCCGTAGAGATACTGATAGATGTGTTATGCGTATTAATGATAGCATAATTACATGTTTACCACTTGGTGATGGTCAGAAAATTAGAGGTCAAAGAGCCAACGATATTATTGCTGACGAATTCGCATCTATTCCTAGAGATATTTTTGAGAACGTTGTAGCTGGCTTCGCTGCGGTCAGTGCTGATCCGGTTGAAAATGTAAAAAGATTAGCAGCACAAAGTAAAGCTAAAGAGCTGGGAGTAGAAATTATAGCAGAAGAAACCCCAAAAGACCAAAAGGATAATCAGATTATCTTGTCTGGAACTGCTTATTATGACTTTAATCACTTTGCTACATACTGGAAAAAGTGGCAGTCTATTATAAAGAGTAGAGGAGTTCAGTCTAAATTAAGAGATGTTTTTAACGGAGAAGATCCGCCCGAGAATTTTGATTGGAGACAATATTCTATTATAAGAATGCCATATGAATTACTTCCACCCGGATTCATGGACGCAGACCAAGTTGCCAGATCTAAGGCCACCGTTCATGCGGGTATTTACCAAATGGAATATGGAGCTTGTTTCACAAGAGATTCTCAAGGCTTTTTTAAGAGATCGCTTATAGAATCTTGCGTGATAACAAAAGACTCTTCAATTAAAGATACTAAGGGAAATGATATACACTTTGAGGCTTCTTTAATGGGAGATCCAAATAAAAGATATATCTTTGGAGTTGACCCAGCCTCAGAAGTAGACAATTTTAGCATAATTGTACTAGAAGTTAATTCAGATCATAGAAGAATTGTTCACTGCTGGACAACAACAAGATCAGAACATAAAGAACTTGTTAAAAAGGGTTACTCAAACGAAACAGATTTTTATTCTTATTGCGCTAGAAAAATAAGAGATTTGATGGTTCTGTATCCATGTATTCATATTTCAATAGACGCTCAAGGTGGTGGCATAGCTGTTATAGAGTCTCTACACGATCAAGACAAGATCAGAGAGGGAGAGCTACCAATCTGGCCAGTTATAGAAGATGATAAACCAAAAGATACTGATGGAGAGCGAGGTTTACACATTATAGAACCCTGCCAGTTCGCTAGACACGATTGGCTGGCAGAAGCTAATCACGGAATGAGGAAAGATTTTGAAGACAAGGTGTTATTGTTCCCATATTTTGATACAATATCATTAAGCCTATCTAACGCTGAAGACTCTATAAAAAATAGAATGTTTGACACGCTAGAAGAATGCGTTCTAGAAATAGAAGAATTAAAAGATGAGTTATCTATGATTCAGATGACTCAAACTAATAGCGGAAGAGACAGGTGGGACACGCCAGAAGTTATAGTTGGTACTGGCAAAAAGAGCAAAATGAGAAAAGATAGATATTCTGCTTTATTGATGGCAAATATGGCGGCTAGAGTTCTACAGCGCACACCAACCCAAGAAGCATATCAGTTTTATGGAGGTTTTGCTACCGGTGGACATGCTCAGAAAAATCCTTCTGAAAAACTCTATACTGGACCAAGCTGGTTTGTAGAACAAATGAAAGATGTGTATTAATTATTGGTAATCCAATTACAATCCAATTGAGGTAATCATGAGCGATAATAGTGAAATGGTAATGTGGTCAGACGATAATCCCACAAGTAAATCTCAAGCCATGTCTCAATTTTCTGATAATGTTGATGCTTATGGCGGCTTTGCTAAAACCCAAGGCAGCACATATAGAAACTTCACAGATATTGAACCAAATCGCTCAGTTAGACCAGGATTTTCTCATCAAGATTATTATGCTTTTAGACCAAACGAGGCTGTTCCATCTCAGCAGCGTAAAGCCATTAAAATGTGCATGGACGCTTACGATAAAGTTGGCATTATTAGAAATATTATAGATTTGATGGGCGACTTTGGTTGCCAAGGTATACAGATAGTCCACCAAAATAAAAGCGTTGAGAGATTTTATCAGCAGTGGTTTAAGAGTGTTAATGGTAAAGAAAGATCAGAACGCTTCTTAAACAATCTCTATAAAACTGGGAACGTAATCACATATAGAAGCTATGCTAAGATTACTCCCCAAATAGAGCAATATATGAAGTCGCTCGCATCAGATATTAAAGTAGAAATTCCCAAAATGACTACGCGAGAAATTCCTTGGAGATATAACTTTTTTAATCCTCTCAATGTAGAGCATAAAGATGGTGCCCTCTCTCTATTTCTTGGGAAATCTTCTTACGTAGTTAATTTGGGAACGTTTTTTGATAGATTTGTAGACGGTGATGTTCAAAGCGATGTTATAAACACTTTACCAGAAAACATAAAACAAGCTCTTAAGAGCGGCCAGAAAAAGGTTCCATTAGATGTTGATAGGCTAAGCGTTTTTCATTACAAAAAGGATGATTGGCAATTATGGGCAAATCCCATGATTTATGCAATACTAGACGATATAATCATGCTTGAAAAAATGAGACTAGCAGACTTGTCCGCTCTTGACGGTGCCATATCTAATATCAGATTGTGGACGCTCGGCAGTCTTGAGCATAAGATTTTACCAAATAAGCCAGCTATTAATAAACTAAGAGATATACTAGCCAGTAATGTCGGCGGCGGAACAATGGAACTTGTTTGGGGTCCAGAGTTAACATTTAAAGAGTCTAGTAGTGAAGTTTATAAGTTCCTTGGTTCTGAGAAATATACCGCAGTATTAAATAGTATATACGCTGGACTTGGCGTTCCACCAACCTTAACTGGTATGGCTACTAACGGCGGTGGATTTACCAATAACTTCATATCCTTAAAGACCCTCGTAGAACGACTTCAGTATGGAAGAGATCTATTAGTTAAGTTTTGGGAAAAAGAAATTGAGCTTGTTAGAAGGTCTATGGGTTTTAGGAATAGGGCATATGTTCAATTTGACCAGATGAGCCTGTCTGATGAAGCTGCCGAAAAGAACTTGCTCATACAATTAGCTGATAGAGATATTATTAGCCACGAAACACTTCTATCTAGATTCAAGGAAATTCCACAAGTGGAAAAGATTAGACTTCAAAGAGAAGTTGAAGAAAGGTCTGGGGATAAAACTCCAAATAAGGCTGGCCCATATCATAATCCACAGCACAAAGAAAATCTAGAAAAGATTGCTCTTCAAACTAATCAAGTATTGCCACAAGATGTTGGCATCAAAACAACTGTACCAAAAGATATATTGATTCCAAAGCCAGCACCAGCCGCGCCCGTAGGAACATCTCCAAGCCAACCAAAGCCAGCTAATCCAAATGGTAGACCTCCATTATCAAAAGATTCACAGCAACGTAAACAAAGAATAGCCAAGCCACGATCTAAACCCGGCGTTGCAGAGCTTGTTGTTTGGGCTGAGACAGCTTGGGATAATATTTCAGATATATTAAATAATGCTTATCTTAATTGTAAGAGTAAGAAAAATTTAAGACAGCTAACAAAAGCAGAAGCCAATGAGTTAGAACAGCTTAAGATAGATGTATTGACCAACGTAGAGCTTATGGAAAACGTTACCGAAGCTTCTGTTACAGACTTATTAAAACAACACAAGTCTGCACCGAAAGAATTTATGTCTCTATTAAAAGAATATAATATTAATTTTGATTCCATGAATATAGAGCAATATCGAAGAAACATTGTTGGCTTATACATAGAGCAAAATGTCTCTGTTTAACGTGCAAATCTCTTTTTGTGTATATTATTTTTGAGAGGCACACACCAATAATGAATATATATAAACAAGAAATTTTAGACGGTTTATCCGAGAGCATCAAGGCGCAAGCAAGCATTGCTTATTGTGCGCCTGCTATATTGGTTAGCAATATTGATCAAGATAGCTCTTGGGATGTGTCAAGACAAACAATACAAAAAATCAGAGCTTCTAGTAATCCTAATCAGATAGATTTATATTATCTTAAATCTATTTTAGTTTCGACGGGTTGGAATAAAAACGATGACGTTTTTGATCCAAACGAAACTTGGGCTGCTAGAGCTACTCCAGAAGACAAACAATTTAACTTCATGCACAATGAAAATGATATCATTGGGCATATTACTGGTAGTTATGTAGTTGATAGGCAGGGACAAAGAATATTAGCAGAAGATTCTGACGAAACTCCACTAGAATTTGATATTGTTACAGAAGCTGTTCTCTATAATAGCTGGACTAATCCAGATAATAGAGAGCGTATGCAAAAGATAATATCAGAGATAGAAGAAGGAAAGTGGTTTGTTTCAATGGAATGTTTGTTTGCTAACTTTGACTACTCAGTATTAGACAATAATGGCAATGCAAGAATTATCACACGTAGCGAAGAGTCAGCATTTTTAACAAAACACTTACGAGCATACGGTGGTACAGGAGAGTATGAAGGCTATAAAATTGGTAGATCATTAAGAGACATTTCTTTTTCTGGCAAGGGTTTAGTATCTAAGCCAGCTAATCCAAGAAGTGTTATTCTTGATTCTAGCAAAGCTTTCTCTGCTAAAAAAGAAGAGTATAGTATTTCAAACGTTTCTAAAGGAGATATTAATATGTCAGATACTAACTTAGAGAAGCAGCTAGCCGATCTACAAGGTGAGTTAGCTTCTTCACAAGAGCAAGTCAAGACAACAAAGGCAGAAGTTGAGTCTGTAACACAAGAATTTACAGATAAGGTTTCTACACTTGAGTCTAGTCTTGCTGAAAGAGAAACAGCTATCAAGGCTTTTGAAGAAAAGGTAGCATCTCTAGAAGAGGCTATTGCAGCCAAAGACAAAGAGCTTTCTGAACTTTCTACCGCTATGAAAGATATGCAGAAGAAAGAAAAAGATCGTATGCGTAAAGAAAAGCTAGTCATGGCTGGCTTTGAAGACGCAGAAGCTGAAGAGTCAGTTTCTCTTTATGACGCCCTAAGTGACGAAGCTTTTGAAGCTGTAGTCGCCGGTATGAAAAAGAAGTGGGGCGCTATGAAAGACAAGATGATGAAAGAAAAAGAAAAGGAAATGGCTTCTGAAACAACTGTCGCTTCCGAACAGGAAGTGGTAGAAACAACTCCAGAAGCAACTTCTGAACTTTTTGAAGGTGTCGAATCAACAGAAGCCACTCTTGTAGACGCTTCTGATGTAAATGATGAGTTAGAGGCTACAAGAGCTAGTGTAGCAGAGTGGCTAACAGAAAACGTCCTACGTAAGTGATTTAAACAGGAGAAAAAACTATGGCTCTAAAATCAGATAGATATGAGTTTCAAACTGATATCAGTTTCTTTTACAATGAAGGCACTGCTACTCGCGGTGGCGTAGTTGTACATGATACAGCCGGTTCTGGCGCAGCTATGGATCAAGGTGTCAACCTTGTGAAGTACGCGGCAGCAACATCGGCTAGTCGCCCAGTAGGTATTCTACTTAACGACGTTGTAAATAAGGATCTAACCCGAACACACCTCAATGTCTACAAGGACGAGGTACAAAAGGGTGGCAAGGTTACAGTACTCCGAAAGGGTTATGTTGTAACAAATAATATTACAAGTTCGACCGTAAATGCTGGTGACCCTGCCTATGCTTGCCACGTAAATGCTGGCAATCTAAGAGTAGATAGTCCAGGCAGTTCTGGCGTACTAATGGTTGGCCGTTTCCTTTCAACAAAGGATGAAGACGGTTATGCCAAAGTAGAAGTTAACCTTCCCTGACTAATAAATTAAACAAAGGAGATTTAAACATGCCAATTAATAAAAGACCTAGCGATGAGTTTATCGCTCTCCTACGTAAGTCAGGGGATGCCGATGTGAATGTTGCTGCGGCTGCTCAGCATGAGTTTGCCAAGGCTCTAGAACTACCCCTTCGTAAGGGCGTTCTCGTTGGTAACATTCTTGGTAACATTTTCGAAACCATTAATGTTGAAGCCGGTTCTACAACAGAGTATCCTCTTGATCTAGTTTCTCCCGGCCTTGAGGGTGAGCATGTCGCTTACACCAATCCTGGCCACGGTAGAATTCCAGAAAGATCTGTTGAGAGCGATTATGTGATGATCCCAACATATAGCATCACATCTTCTGTAGACTATCTACTTCGCTATGCTCGCGAAGCCAGATGGGATATCGTTGGTCGCGCCATGCAGGTCATGGAAGCCGGTTTTACAAAGAAGATGAACGATGATGGCTGGCACACACTTCTAGCTGCTGGCGTTGATCGTAACATCCTCGTTTATGACGCTGATGCTACAGCCGGTCTTTTCAGCAAGAGACTAGTTTCTCTTATGCAGACCGTAATGCGTCGTAACTCTGGTGGTAATAGTGCTTCTGTGGGCCGTGGTCGTTTAACTGACCTCTACGTTAGTCCAGAAGCTCTAGAAGATGTTCGTAACTGGGGTCTAGACCAAGTTGATGAAGTAACACGAAGAGAAATTTACACCGCTGCTCCAGGTAGCGCTGTAATCACAAGAATCTTCGGCGTCAATCTTCATGATCTTGACGAACTAGGCGAAGGTCAGGAATATCAGAACTTCGTAACATCGGATCTCGGTGGCGCTCTACAGTCTAGCGATCTAGAACTCGTTGTTGGTCTTGACCAGTCAACCAGTGATAGTTTCGTAATGCCCGTTAAGGAGCAACTCCAAGTATTCGAAGATCCAACCCTACACCGTCAGCAGCGCGCTGGCTACTACGGTTGGTCAGAACTTGGTTTCGGTGTTCTTGATAACCGAAGAGTAATTCTAGGTTCTTTCTAATCTAAGATTAGAGTTCTAGAAATCAGATTAAGGCCACCCTCATTTTATTGGGGGTGGCTTTTTTCGTGTATACTAAACTAGAAGAAGTCTATGCGACTCTAATTAGGAGAAAATTATGGCAGCATTATCGGATTATTTGGAGTCGGGTCTACTTAATCATATCTTTAGAAATACAGCGTTTAATAGACCCTCTACTATTGCAATTGCTCTTACTAGTGGCGTTCCACTAGATTCAGATTCTGGTTCTACTATACCAGAATTACCCTCTGGCGTCAACAGAGGAACCAATTTCGTTACAACAAACTATAAAAGAATTAATTTAGGTAATCCAGCTACTGCTGGTAATAATGTCTGGAATGCTGTTGGAGTAGATGATACTACAGTTTTCTCTGTTTATGGAACAAGTTCGTCTGGAGCAACCGTTGGTCAAAGCGGTTATTTCTACCCACTCTATTTAAATCAGTCTACGGCGTTAACAGCCTCTAATGGATTTACTCAATCATATAGATTTAGAGAATTTCCCAATGTAACATTCCACGCCCCAACAAACCTACAGCAAACAGCAATGAGTGGCGATCCCGGTTATGCTAAGTATGATGGAAATGGATTTATAAAGAATTCTTCTCAGATAGTATTTGATACCGCCCTAACAGATTGGGGATGGGTTTCTGGCATAGCCATTGTAGATACTGCTAATTATGGTTCTGGTAATTTATTAATGTATGCAAAGATAGAAAATCCACGATATATTTATACTGGCGATAATATTAAGTTCGACATTAATTCTTTAGAAATAAGTTTAAAGTAGAATGATTTTAAGCAAGTCCCAACTTGTTGAGAACATACTTACTGAGCTATCTGATAATTCTACTGGACAAATATCGCCATACGATATACGTCATAATCTGTTAGATATTATAGATTCAGTAGCTGTATTACTTCAAAACAATGAGTTAGATACTAATAACTTTTCTTCTCCCGCCACTAGAACCACTAGGGCTGGGCATTATACTATAGAAAATTTATCTTTAAATGGTTATTTTAGTATAGATAATTCTGCTTTTGGTTTCGCTTCTCTTAAATCTAACTATCAAGGCTCCAGAAATACAGCGGTAGGTTCTCATTCATTATCATGCAACGTGTATGGTGAAGATAATGCGGCTGTTGGATATAACGCTCTTGGTGGCAATACTAACGGTTTTGGTAATGTTGGTCTTGGCAATTACTCTTTAATAAATAATAAGATCGGTAACTTTAATGTTGCTATCGGACATGGCGCAGGATACTATGTTGATAGATTTACTTCTAATAAATTATTTATAGCCTCTCACCCCGTTGATGACTCTTACATATGCTCTAATCCTAATGGTTCTGGATTAGTACCATTATTATATGGAGATTTTGGTGCTAAGAAAGTTGGTATCAATACCAATACTCTAAACTCTAACGGAACTCTAGAGGTTAATGGTGATATCACTCCATCATCTGGAAATATTAGCAGTCTAGGTAACTCTAGTTATAGGTGGAATAATTTACATACCAACTATATATCTTTTAATAGCGGTGTTTATCTATCTGCCGACGAAAATATTATAACCAATACTAATATAGTCAGTAACAATAACAATTCAAGTATTGGAACATTAAGCCAACCTTGGTCTGGTGGATACTTTGATAATATTGTAGTTAATGGCGTTGCTACTTTTAATAGATTTAATGCTTATGAAACCTGTGAATATTATTGTAAAACAATCCATCTTGCCTCTAGCGGAGTTGTAGAAACTCTTGATGGCGGTGGTCCAACAAGTATATATGACTATGCTTATCAGTCTCCATTAATTTATGAATGCTCTCTAATAACTGATGAACAAATGCTTGGTGCTGGCATCATAGCAAGCACAAGCGGTACTGGTTATCGCAGAGATTATAGATTCACATTCTTACCACCATCTTCTGGTTTACAGTGCGATACTAACGGTTATGCCCAAGCTTCATGGTATACTAATACTACATTAGCTATTGATTCTGGAGCATACCTAAGAACTAATCGAATAGTTAGCTATGATAATAACTGTCACGGGCTATTTTTTGATGGCGGAAATACATATATTGGAAGAAAAAATATACTAGACGCTAGACCTTCTAGTTCTAGTGGTAATATCGCGGGACTTGGAAACGTAAACTTTATTTCTAATTCTGGTATTATTAATGACTATGTGACCTCAATAGCGTCCTTAGAATCTGGCGTCAGCGTATCCACAAGAATGATTACTGGCGCTAAGCGAAGAGTTAAAGATTCTCTCAATAATAATAAAGACATTCTTACGGGCTTTGAATTAAAATTTATTGATACAAGCTCACAAAACTTGTCTATACCATCTGACAGATTTGTTATTGGATCATACAATAATTCTTCTAACATGTTTAATACCATATCCTTAATGAAGGACGGTTCTCAAGGTATTTTTGGAATTAATGGTCTTGGAGTATTATCAGAAAATATAGTTCCAAAAACCGCCTTGGATATTCGCACAACTGGTAACGCCATTATTAGAGCCACGGCAGAAAACCAGAGTAAAACTATTGCTGCCTTACAGTTGTTTGGCGAACAAAGCTATGAATATAATGGTATAGAAATTGCTTATTTAAATACTAGCGGCGTTGCAGATCTAAGTATATACAAAGATTCTGGCAAGCAAGTATTCTTTAGGCTGTATGATAACAATACAGTTGGACTATTTACCAGTAGCGGCACATCAAATGCCATGCTCACGCTTGGTGATAACTTTAGAAACACAGCCGCAATTAGTTTGAAAGATTATAGCGGTTCACCAACTGCCACAAGCACATACGGTAAGCTTTTTGTAAAACCTAAAATTGCAGATTATCAAGCTCAGTCTGTATTCTTTATGGACGGCAGCGGTAATACTCATGATCTTATTATAAATAAGTTTGACGTTAACGATGCTAGACTGTTATTCACTGATAATTTTGAGAATACTTTTGGCGGCTTACAATCTCCACGAACTAGGATTTTATCTGGAGCTAATGGTAACACGACTTTAGGACATAGATCATTATATTCTATCTCTAATGGCGATTTTAATATCGCGATAGGTTCACATGCTGCAAGCGGGCTAATAACTGGATCTAATAATACGATAATTGGTCCATATTCAGCTAGAAGTATATCAACTGGATCTAATAATATAGTTATTGGTAACAGTGGATTCAATAACACTATAAATAGTGCAAGTCATAATATTGTAATAGGTAACAATTCTATAGGAAATAATACTAGTGGAAACTACAACTTTATTCTAGGTGCGCAACATAATCTGGTATTACTACAAGGAACCCTAGGCCCAACCGATCAAGATAAACAGTTGTCTTTACCAAGCGGCGGTAAATTAAATATATTTGACAATACTAATGCCGATGCCCTTGGTCTTAGAGCTAATATTATAGAGGTTCAAGACTTTAGTGGCAATAATTACCCAGACAATACGTTATCCTTTAGATTTAAGGGTAATTCTTCGGCTGATCTTTTAACACTTAAGCATCACGTTGCACCGCTTAGCAAGACTCCAAACTATAACTCCGATAGTAATGACATTCCACACGCAGATCTTCGTGGAGATTTAAGACTACTAGGCTCAGTTAGATTCAGTGATGGAACTTCTTTAGATTCTTCTTCTCAAATAACTAATCTGAATGCTCAAGTTGCAACAGTTAGTGGTCAAATCTCTACTATAAACAGTGTTCTCAGTTCTATTTTTATTGAAGGAAATGTTTCTAGAGATATATCCTCGCCACAAGACCCATCAGTTCCAACCTCTGGAAATCTTATTGTAAGGGATTCTCATTGGTACGATGTTGGTACTATAAATCTTGTAAATAGAGATAAAACCTTACATATTAGTGCTGGAGATTACGTAATAGCTATCAAAATAAATAATGAATATAGACCGGTATGGGTTAGCACACAAAGTGCGCCCTGTCCCAACTTTGGCAATTAATAACTATGTGGACTCCAAGAGAGAGCGATAGGGATTGAGTGTATACTTATATGGATTTCCACATATTTTAACGGGAATTTTATATGCAGTGGCAAGAACAAGCTAACATAATGGTCAGACACCTTATAAATGACGTAGATTCGTCAAATTATAAGTACACAGACGATAGAATAGATTCTGCCGTTTTAGTAGCAGCTAAACTTGTAGTATTAGAACTTGATTTTAATAATCAGTACAGCATTAATGTGATTGAGCGCACGATTTCTCCAGACCCAATATCTGATGATTATTTTATGAATTTACTAGTATTAAAAACTGCTGTAGTAATATTAGGTGGAGAGGTCAAAACTGAGGCTTCAAATGCTATATCTATTAAAGACGGACCATCTGCTATAGACTTGAGGGGAGTTTCTTCGACTTTATTAGCATTATATCAAGATATATCCAAGAAATACGACGATTTAGTTTCTGACTACGGATATCACGGCTCTACCGGTCAGGCTATTCTTGGTCCATATTCTCCCGGAAGTGACTATGTGACACGTACAAATTCAGATCACGATTTTAGAAGCAATTATTTTAGATACTAATGGAGGATTAAATGGCTATTTTATCACAAGCACAGATTAAGGCTAATATTCAAGGTGAATTGGCCGATAATAACGCCGGTCTTATATCAGCTTATGATGTTCGTCATAACATGGAAGACCTTGTTGATTCTATAAATCAAATTGTAGCTAGTGGAGACTTTGATGTGTCCACACCATTTACTGGAAGCAATGTTAGATTTCAGAAGCTAATTATAGCAGGATCTGGTATTAGTTTTCCAAATGCAGAGACTCCTGGAATTCAGTATGAGCCTTATCCAGGTCCAGGAAGTATTCAGCATAATCAGTTGGGAGGATTAGCCGTAGGGGATCCACACTTACAATATTTACCACTAAATGGCGTAAGAGTAATGTCTGCCAACCTTGGACTTGGTAACAATTGGATAAACTCTAGTGGAGCTTCAGACATTGTTAGTAGTAGTAATAGGGGGCTTCAATTTCAAACTCAAACCACTAATACTGGCATAGTAGAGCAAGTCAAAGTAGGTTCTAATACAAGATTTGTTTTTAATACAGATAACTCTGTAATGTCTACGGCAAAAGGTGTAGCCAAGGCTTGGATAAGCTTTGATGCTAGTGGAGTAGACGGTTCTCCACAAGTATACTCATCTTATAATGTAAAAGAATTACAGAAAATAGGTGTTGGTAAATTTAAAGTAATATTTAATTCTGGCATTTTAAGAAGCAATAATTATGTAGCACTGGGTAATAGTAATTCTAGAGGCACTTCTAACAGTCCAGAAGATTTTGATCTAAATACAGTGGGCATTGTTGCTAGAAATGGCGATGACGCTTCTGTTCTTAGAAATATGACGTTCTGCGTTCTAAATGACGGCAATCAGTTCGTAGATGCCGCACTTAATGACATTGTAGTATACGGATTAGCTCCTAATGAATCTAGCGGAGTGCCACCAGTAGTAACTGTTCTTTAATCCTGTTAGGAGTATATTATGTCCCAGAACAAAATAAAAATATCTGATAGAATAAAAGAAATCAGTTATACAATGGGGACCGGTAACTTTTCCCTAAATGGGGCAGTTGCCGGATTTAGCTCCTTTGGTTCATCTTATTCTAATAATGATTCTTTATTTTACGCAGTTACTGATGGATCAAGATATGAGATTGGTTCTGGATTATTCAAAACCGGCCCAATTAACTATATCGTTAGATTCCCACTAAAAAGTTCCAATAGCAATAATAGAGTAGACTTTCCAGAGGGCGTAAAGGAAGTCTTTGTTACATATCCAGCAACCCACGCTGTATATATGGGTTCTGGTATAGACGGCTTAAGCACACCTTCTCAAAATGGTATTGCTTTCTGGTCATCTAGTAATACTTTAGATTATGATTCATCTATAGTTTGGGACAAGACATTCAAAAGACTAGGCGTTAACCATCCAACTCCAGACTACGGGATTCATCTTGGTGGTAGTGGTCCAGAATCAGTCGTTAAAGCTTCTGGCTTTATGGTTGGAAGTTCTGGCATATATTTTCCTCCAAATAATGATTATGCTGGTGGCGTTCAGTTTAGTCATTACGAAAAGAACAAATTAGATAGTCAAGCTCTTAGCGAAGGGAAAATTGGTCAACTTACTGGTACTAGTGCCGTATTTGATCTTAGCGGCGTGGCTAACCAATACATTCTATTTAAACCACAAAACGCTGGATTAGTCCTTGCTGGTCCACCAAGCGGGTGCGTTGCTCCATGTTCTCCAGCGTATCCAACATTTAGACAATTAACTATAGACGATGTTCCCGGTATATCATCTTTGTCTGGCATACTTAATAACAAGATTGTTACATTAATTGGCACTACAAATTCTGCCATAGTGTCAGTTTCTGGGTTATTAAACACAAAGATCAACGATGTGTCTGGTATTTTATCTGCTAATCAAGGAATTCCAGATGGAGATAAGGGAGATATATTAGTTACAAATACTGGAACTACATGGACGATTGATGCCAATGCTATCAATTCTACTAAATTAGCAAACTCTTCTGTTACGCCTCAGAAATTGAGCTTTAATAAGGCGTTAACTAATATTGTTGGAGGAAGACTAACGTTGACTTCTAATACTCCAGTAACTAGCTCTGACGCCACATCTAGCATTGTTTACTATACCCCATACGTTGGCAGTTCTATTTGTTTGTATAATACATCAAGTGCAAGTTGGGACATTTTAGATTTTACACAAGCGTTTTTATCTTTAACCGGCTTGACATCTGGGAAAAATTATGACGTTTTCGCTTATAATAATAATGGAACTGTAACTTTGGAGCTTGGCACAGCTTGGTCTACTGATACCACAAGAGCTACAAATTTATCCACACAGGACGGCGTTTATGTTCTCTCTGGAAATTTAAGCCGAAGATATCTTGGAACTATTCGTGCCACAACAAGTAATACTACAGAAGACTCTCAAGCAAAAAGATTTGTTTGGAATATGTATAATAGAGTAAATAGATCTTTAAGAATATTGTCTTCTGCTGGCCCTTGGACATATAATGGAACATCTTGGAGACTACTAAACGCAGTCTCTTATCCAGTAGAAGTGGTTCAAGGATTATTTACAAATTCCGTAGCTCTAAACGCTGGCGTATTATTTACAGCCGCCCAAACTAGTCCCACTGTTTTATACAGCTTTGCTATTGCTAAAGATTCTACTAGCGCGCCATTTATGGGAACCAGAATATCAAATATCAACGATGCTACAAATGAACAACTATCAGTAACATTGTTTGATAATCCTGGTCTTGGATATCATTATTATACTTTACTAGAAAAGGGCAATGGGGCCGTCACATCAGCATACGCTCTGTTTGGATCAAATGCTAGCGATTATTTTGGTGGTATTCAAGGCTCTTGGGAGTGCTAATTTATGATAAGTTATTTACACAATATGATTAGTAGTATAGTACCTATTGAGGGTCTATCAACAGCAGATGACGGTTCTATAATAGTACATTATATTGATACTCCAACTCCAGAGCAGTATCTTCAAATAAATGCTATACTTAATAGCTTAGATTTACAGTTAGCCAAGTTCAATAAGCTAGAGGAACTTGAACAAGGTTGGAAAAACAGTATCGCAAGTGGGTGGGAAACTCCAGAAGGCTGGAAGTTGGGCTTAGACACACAAGATGTTACATTATTAACTGGAGCTTTTATATTAGCAAAAGAAGCTGCCGACGCTGGGCTTACTAATTCAACTAGTATTATTGATACCGCTGGCGAACCACATCAGCTAACCATTCAAGAACTAACTTCTTTAATGTTACAATACGGAAGTGCTAGAGCCACCCTTAGTGCTGAGTATGCTAATAAGAAACACGCCATACACAGCGCTACATCTATTTCAGAATTGGAATCAATATAATGCCAGTATATGTTCCAGAAAGTGTTTTTGATAAATACTATGATGTAATAGACTCCACCTTTGATATTTTTGGAGTAACATGTCAATTAGTATCTATAAATAAAGTGGAAGAACTAGTTGTTGATCCAGACAATAATGTGCCAGAGAAAAATTCTATTAATGCCCACAGAGTACGAGGTGGTGATTATGAGCGTGGACATAAAATTGTAAAAGAAGTCGAAGTACTAAAAGATATTAAGCTAAAAGTATATTGGGATGCTAGACAGTGGATTGGCGTTGGCGGAAACATACAAGTGCCAGACGGTTCTATTCAAACGATAGGATTCATGAAAGATTTACCACTAGTACTTAATGCTAAATCACTAATAGTTCATAAAAATATTAAAGAGTATAAAGAGTTAAGATTTGAGAGAATGGGCGAGCATACACCTATGGGGTTAAGACAAGACAGATACTTTGCCTGTATGTGGAGAAGGGTGTAATGACACTTTCTATTAGACTTGTAGAAACAGAAAAGCAAATTACTAAAAATATTAATTTAGCAATAGCCGATGTATTAACCCAAAAAATAAGATCTCAACAAAATTGGATACTATCTGAATTAGTCAAAATTGTACCATCTTGGATTAAAGCTCAGCCAGAAATACAGTCTTTACAATCTTACAGTACTGGATCTTTAGTGGCTTTATTTGGAATTCCTGGAGATACTAATTCAATAATAGAATCGATATGTGCCTCAGTCGCAAATTCTATTAGTTTAAAATTTACTCCATTTAAAGCAAATCTAACTGGCGGATTAGAAATATACTTTCAACCATCTAATTTTGCTAATTTATTGGCTTTACCAGAGGGCCATGTGAACATTAATAATGGAGATTTACACTGGCTAGATTGGCTATTAACGAAGGGCGACACTATTATCGTGGCTAATTATAGTTACAATCCTCAAACTGGACTTGGACGATCTAATTTGGGAAACATGTTACCCGGTGGAGCTTTTAGAATTCCACCCCAATTCTCTGGTACAAATACTGACAACTTTATTACTAGAGCGTTAATTGGTTCAACTCAAGAAACGGCCATAACCTCAATTATAAAGAGAGCTTTAGCTTAATGGACCACCTAAACTTAAAAGGATTTGATAATGTATTTTCTACAACTCTAAATAATGAGTTGCAAGATAATATTATTGAATTTTTAGATTGGGCCTTGTTACAAAAGGGAAATTACCAAAATGTTTCTCTGGGAGAGGCTTCTTTAAGGGGTGGAGATTATAGTAGATTAAAATTATCTTCTAATAAAAACTTTCCTAGCGGATTAGCCTGGGAAGGATTTAGAAAAAACTGGGTCTGGCAAAGTGGGGTATCTTTTAATCCGCCACCAATTGTTGGGAATAATCATAGCCACCCTGGAATTTCTGGAGTTTATGTAAATAATACCTTTGTCCCATCTTCCGCTAGTGGTCAATATTCTCACAAAGTAGACTATTTTAACGGGCGTGTCTTATTTAATAACCCAATTCCCACTGGATCAATTGTTAAAGCTGAATATAGCTATAAATATATTAATATATTATATGCTAATAGTTTACCCTGGATAAAAGAAATACAATACAGAACATTAGACGCCCCATCTAACTTTAATACTAATAATAAGAATGAATATGCTCTATCAGCAGAAAGCAGGGTTCAATTACCAGCTATAGCTGTAGAAATAGTTCCCAGAAGGACTGTTCGTGGATATCAGCTTGGTGGAGGTCAAACGGTAGAAACCGACGTTATATTTCACTGCTTAGCTGAAGACGAATTCACTAGGAATAAGTTAGTAGATATTATATCACTACAAAACGAAAAAACAATACATATGTTTAATAGTAACGCCATAGCGGATTCCGGGGCGTTTCCTATGGACAATATGGGAGTGCCGGTTTCTGGAGCTTTAAGATATCCAGAGCTAATCGATCTATTTTATAGAGGAAAACTGAGATTTAAAAATTCTACAGTTCAAAATATGGATTTAATTAACAGCAATTTTTATGCTGGTATAGTGAGATTGACGGCTGAAACGATTGAGGTCACTATATAAATTTCGTGTATATCTAAATAGAGTTTTTCCACTTAATTAGGAGAGAATTATAATGGCAAATAATAGAATATTTTATGCCTGCCAAGCCGTAGCCATTGCTCCATGCCCAGACGCAAGCAATTTCACAGAGCTTCACGGCGTTCAGAGCGTTGGCATTAATACATCTTTCAACCTAGAACAAATTTTCGAACTCGGTCAGATTTCTATCTATGAAAATATCGAAGGTCTTCCCGACGTAGAGCTAACAATAGAAAAGGTTCTTGACGGCTATCCATTAGCATACCGTTTATCTACACAAAATGTAAACGGTTCTAATCCAGGCGATAAGCTCGTAGAAAGAACAAAGAATAGATGTTCTGCTGTTTTAGCTATCTATCCAGACGATAAAGACATTGTTAGTGGCACTCCACAGCAACAGGTTTACATGTCTGGCATGTATGTTAATGCCATTTCATACACCTTGCCCGTAGAAGGCAATTGCACAGAATCTGTAACGCTTGTGGGCAATCATAAGCAGTGGAATTTATCTAATAAGTTTACATCGTCTTTAGCTTTTCCAAAGTTTGCTACTAGCGGAAACGTTGACGTTCCTAAGAATCTTCAGTCTGGATATGTTGCGGGTGGTGTTCAAAGAAGAGAAAATGTTGTTATGGCATCTTCTATCGTACCAACAGCCGTTCTTAATAGCTATGGCTTAAGCGCGACTGCTACCACTGGTAATAATTGGGATTCAAGCGCCAAGGCTCCAAAAGCACATATTCAAAATATTAGCATTAGTACAGACCTTGGACGAGAAGACATTCTAGAACTAGGTCAGCGCGCCCCATACTATAGAGCGCCCAATTTCCCAGTAGAAGTAACGGCGGAATTCGAAGTTATTTCTATCTCTGGTGATTTTGTTTATGCTTATGAGAATGGTAATCCAGCCTATGTTGGAACAATAAATGAGGGCAGTAACACATCAGAAGAAACCATTAAGATTAGACTTACTGATGGCACGACTTTTGATTTAGGCTCTAAGAATAGACTATCATCTGTTACATACGGCGGTGGAGACGCTGGCGGTGGTAATGCTAGTATGACATTTAGCTACGTTACATATAACGATCTTGATGTTATTCCTCCACACGGTGGCGCTGGTGAATTAGCCAACGTATAATTCTGTTACAGTTTATTTAATTTTTAGGATTTACAAGGAAA